TACCAGACTGATCGCCAGTTCCCATAAGTTCTATTTTTAGGTTTGAATAGGTACTTGCCATAATAATTCCTTTATTTTAGTTATTCGTATTATACCTTAACTGCAAGGTTGGGAGGTATCAATTGTGCCCCAACTTGGTGTTTGTGCATCGTTTACATCTGTCCATGCCCCTGCTGGTGTTGAAATTGCAGTCCAACTTGGGGTTTGTGAGTCATCAATTCTGAACCAGCCGTTATAACATATTATATCTAATAATCCTACATTCTCAAAAATAGCTGTGACGTAATCAACTCTAAATGATTCAATATCATCAATAATAACATTTTCAGTTATAGAGAATAGTAATTGTAAACTAGCAGCTTGAGCTTCGGTTAGACCAATGTTTTCAGTAATAGAATCGGCAAAGGCTGAACCAGCTACTATTAGCTCATTTAAAGTTGTGGCTTCGGTAATACTAGCTAAGAATGAAGCAACAATAGTCCTTAAATCATTCATGTTTATATTTTCTGCACGGCTAGTATTAAAATTAGCTTGTATAGCTTGTGCGTTGTTTATTGTAGTAGGTTCTGTTCTAGGTGCAATAAAAGCAGTTTGTATTGATTGTGTATCTGCTAATGTAATAGGTTCTGTTCTTGATTGTGCAAAGTCGGCTCTAATAGCTTCTGATTCTGCGACGGTTATAGGCTCTGTACGGATAAATGAAAATAAGCTACTAATATTTTCTTGGTCGTCTAATACTACGCCTTCTGTTATATTTGCACTAGTCCCTACTGAAACAATTCTTACATCATTAATATTACTATTCTCTGTAGCGTTAAGTATAAATGCACCTGTAATGACTTCAACATCATCCATAGTCACATTTTCTGATTGGGATACACTGAAATTAGCTAAAAGACTTAAAACATCAGCTAGGCTACTACCCTCTGTAATGCTATCTGTAAATGCATTGCCTCCACTAGTGTAGACAATAAATATCATGCCTTGTGTGCCAGTGTCGCCTGTATAGTTATTATTTACACCACCACCAGCACCGCCACCGCCACCGCCTCCACCATAAAGCCCAGGATTAGGGCTAGTATTATTAGCTCCTATTGCACCACCAGAACCACCACCAGAACCTACTGTGTTAAGTATTTCTATACCTGCACTACCAGAACCACCAACAAAAGAGCCGCCTCCACCGCCAGAACCACCGCCACCAAGCGTACCTGCAATACCATTAGCCGCAGTAACAGATGCGCCTCCACCAGAACCTAGAGAGTTGTTACCACCTGCACCAGATGTATTAGTTACAGCATTTCCACCTGCCGTACCTCCGCCATTACCACCACCACCGCCACCAGCAGCATTAGCGTTAGCGGCTCCAGTACTGCCTGTTCCACCATTGCCACCATTACCGTTAGGCCCTGCAGCGCCAGCACCACCACCACCTCCGCAAGCTCCAGTTGATGTAGAAGCAGTTGAAGTTCCGCCCGTACCACCTGTATTGCCAGTATTAGTTGGGATAAGAGATATTAATAAGGCTCTAGAGTTGTTAGGAGATGACACCCCAGCGACTGTTCCTGTTGAGCCAGCAGATATAAGAGTTCTATATCCTATAATCATATTTAATGTAGTACTATTTTCAAATGCATTAATTTCTATATAGTTAGCTGGCATTGTAAATTGATTAGTATTAGTAGTATTTCTACCTAACCATAACAACATACCTCCAGATTGTGAAACTGTAATTGAATTTGCTGTTGGAGTTGTAGAGTTGCCTGCAAACGCTCCATTAGTATCCCATACAGCATTTCTAAATGTTGAAATAGTTCCAATTGCTGTACCTGTGCTAAATGTTACTGCATAGCTAGCAGGCTCAGATGATGCTGTTCTATAAAATACCCCAGCGCCTTGCCCCGCTGCAGGTGTAGCTACTGTCCATCCACTAGGTGTTGTAAATGTTGTACTAACATTATCACTTGCTTGAATAAACATCACCATTAAATCACCATTAGCTGTTCCTGATGGTACATTAATCGTAACAGGAGATGCGGATGGCGTAGTTGTACTTGAAATTGTTGAATTAACAAATGATGGCAATGTTGAAGCTGCATTACCTCCAGTGCCTCCAGTAGTTGATGTGCCAGCCGTTGAAACTCCACCAAAACCGCCTGAAGCTACTGAGGTGTAAGTTATGTTAGGACTAAGGAATAATTGAAATCCAACAGATGTGCCTGATGATGGGGTTGAAGTTGCGGTACCTGTTGCTCCAGCCGCTGCGTATACTCTATAAAATAATGCACTTGAACCCGCTGTAGAGTCACTGTCTGAATCTAGTGCTGTGTAAGAAGTTGGTGTTGTAAATGTGACAAGTGAATTTGTAGTTGAATAAAAAGCCACTACCATACTATTTGTAGACGTAGTTGTTACTGATGGAGCAACCGTTGGAGTAGCTGTTGCACTGGCTGCACTGATTCCTCCCCATATAGCGTTTTCATAAGTAACTATATAACCTTGATTTAAATTATTGTTTGATGCTGTAAATGTATAAGATGCGGGTTCGTTATGCCCTGCTATTCTATAAAATATACCACGCCCTACTCCTGATGCACCTACAGTCCAACCTGCTGGTGTAGTCCATGTTCCACTACCTGATGCGCTAAGCAAGAATGCGACCATAACATCACCAGCAACTGTGCCAGCGGGGACATTAATTGAAATGGTTGTTGAGGAGCTTGAGTTCTGTGTTTTTGTAGGTGTTAAGTTAGTAATCGTGCCTTGTGTACCACCCCAATAAACAGGGCCACCTGTTCCGCCCGTAGATGCATTTCCAAACGAGACCCCAAGAGCACCACCTCCACCAGCACCAATACTGTAATAAACAGTTGAACTTGGCGTTAGGGTTTGATTCGTAAGTCCTAAATAACCGCCACCGCCACCACCAGCACCTCCGATTCTGTTTGCAGTTGCAGTTGCTATAGAGTTACCTGACCCACCACCACCAGCGCCTATTAGGTAAATACTATTAGAAGTATTATTCCAGTTTGCTGGCACTGTAAATGTAGTACCAGATGTTAAAAGATAAGCATTATTAGTAGATGCAACAAAAGCAACACCAACATTGTTTCCAGAGTTAGTAGAGTTAGCACCTACAAAGAATGTATATGGAGCAACATTAACTCCATTAATCTCTCTAACATCTAAATAATCTATACCACTTGTTTTATTTGTAACTATAAGTGTTTTTTGTGACCCAGTACCATTAATAGAAACTACATTCCCTGCTGTTCCTGTAACAGACCATGTTGTAATTGTTCCATTATTAGAACCTCCCATAGATATTGTATGAGCTACAGTTTTTGTAGATGCAAGTTCTCCTACAACTGTTCCAGATGAAGCATTATAAGTAAAAGTAGATGTTCCTGTAGTTCCACCTATAGTTACTTTATTATAAGTTAAAACACCAGGGGTAAATGTTCTTGATGTAGTGGAGGTATTTGAACATAATATATCAGAAGAATCTTTATTAAATGTAAGTCCTGTATTAATTATATTCCAAATAGTTCCTGTGCCTGTTAAAGTCCAAAGACCATTACCTAGTGTAAGTGTTCTAGTATTAGAGCTAGTGCTAGCAAATGTAGTACAAGTAACATTGTATGTGTTGCCATTAAAAGTTCCAGATGTATGAGTAAGTGTACTTGCAGTTATAAAATTATCCGCTAACTGAACTGTACCTGTAAGGTTATCTATTACAATAGCATTAGCACTAGAAAATGTTTTTCCTGCACTTGTGATTGTTTGTGTAACACCACGACCAGAAAATGTAATTGACCCAAGTCCACCACCCAAAGTAAGATTACTAAATAATGTCAACGACCCGTAGAATACTGCAGATGTACTACTAAAGAAGGTAAAAGTAAATGCAGTTGTCCTATTGGACATATCTATAGTCCCAATATTCCAAGCACCATTTACGGTGACACTACTAGCAGTACCAGCATTATCAAATACCGCAGTATCTTGAGCTAATGGAAAATTATTTACCGCTGGTGTTCCGCCAGAAGATGTAGCCCATCCAGTTGAATTCCAGTTTACTGTTCCACCTAAATTCCAATAAACTGTTTTAGCGGCTGGAAATGAGATATTAGTATTACCTAAACAATTACCAAGTCTAGTACCAGACCATGTACCAACAGTTCCCGCTGCTGTAATATCTCTAAAGTCTATATCTGAAAGAGCTGCTAAAGTACCATTTACAGTAATAGTTCTAGCAGTACCTAGGACAGATGACCTAACAAAATATCTTGTAACTGCTGTATTAGCCGTTCCTAGTGTTAAAGTTCCATTAATAGTTTGATTGCCTCCAATAGAAATTGGATAAAAACCACTAGATGTTGGAAATGTTAAGTTGTTATAAGTACCTGCTGAATTGATGCCATATGCAATTGCTGGAAAGTTAGTAAACGCTACATTGTAAAATGTATATCCTCCAGGACTAATTTGAATGTTAAGTCCACCGTTATTTGTACAATTAATATTAGACGTGCCAGCGTTAAAAGTAAATCCAGCGGCATTTGTTACAAAGTTAAAAGGGTCCTGACCAGCTAGTGTTACAGTAGAAGCATTTAAATTAAGTGTTTTAGTGCCAGTACCTAAATTAATTGCACTAGCTGCAAGTGCATAGCTACTAGAAGATGATGTATCTAATGTACCGTTTGTAAGTGTTATTGAAAATCCTGTAAGAACAGTTAAAGCACTTCCTAACGTCCATCCACCACCTACACCGTTAAATACTGAATTAATTAATGACTTACCATTCGTGGTGATTGTTTTTCCTGTTGTTGTTGCAGAAAAAGTAATTGTCCATGAATTTGTTACCGCACTAAAAGAACCACCGCTAGGAAATGTTAAATTACCAGATACAGATAATGTAGATGATGCCGCCCCTAATACAATCGCTTGAGATGCTGTAACTGTTAAATCTCTACATACAGCTCCTGTGCAAGTAATGGTCCCTGTTCCAGAGCTTGCATCAATAATTACATTAGTATTTGCAGTGGGAGCTGATGCTCCACCAGCGCCACCTGAAGTTAATGACCAATTAGTTGTAGTTGATGTATCCCATGTACCTGTTCCACCTACCCAATATCTTACAGGAGGTGTATCATCATATGTAATAACAATAATACCTTGAGCGCCTCTACCATGAGTTCCGCCATTATTTGTACCACCGCCACCAGCTCCATAAAGCCCACCATTACCTGCAATCGTAGCGTTGCCACTTATATTTTGACCACAACCACCACCACCGCCACCAGAACCAGCTGTCCCGCTTGCTGTAGCTGTCCAATATGTACCAGCTGCGCCAACCCCTGAAGGACCAACGGAGGTACCTCCACCAGCACCGCCACCACCGCCACCACCATTAGCTGGAGCTGTTGTAGTATTCGCTGCAACAGTTGTAGTACCTGCAGAGCCACCAGTCTGACCTGCTGAAGCTCCACCTGCTCCACCTGAGAATGTTGCAGATGTAGCACCTGCCGTACCTGCTACAGTTAATGTAGCTCCTGAACCTCCACCCCCACCACCAGGTGTAGTTGCTCCATTACCAGCACCTCCAGTACCACCAGCACCGCCTGGACCACCAGCGCCACCACCACCGCCTCTAGAACCACTTCCAGTTCCACCAGTACCACCATCAAATTTAGTAGTACCTACGCTTGCACTTGCAAGTCCTCCAGCACCTCCAGCTGAAGCTCCACCTTGACCAGCTTTAGCTAATATACCTGTAGTTGTAGTTGGGGATGCAGAACCAAACCATGTATCAGTACCATTACCAGCAACACTTGTGGCACCTGCACCTATTTGGTAGGTAATAGATGTAGTACCTGGGACCCATGATGATGTAACAATTGCAGTTGAGCTAGCATAAGCACCGCCACCGCCACCACCAGCAATGCCTGCACCGTTACCTGCACCACCACCACCAATACCTTCAACAGAAGTCAGTGAGACAAAGTCAGCAGGGACCGTCCAAGAGGTGCCTGAGGTTAAGAATATGACTTTAATTGCCATTAGATATCTTCCTCTATAGGTGTTTCTTCTATAGGCGTTTCTTCTACTATAGGCGTGACAATATTACCTTCTGAATCATAAAATGAAGGCTCAATATAAGTGTGACCAATATTAACGGGAAGATTGTCTGGAACTAAAACTAAGAATGTGCTTGAGAATGGCCATGAATCCGTAGGATCAGCCATAATAATATTTTCAACTACAGTTGTATCTCTGTTGATAACAGCACTTTTCATGATTAAGTAAGGTAATGGCTAGGCCCATAATACAGTTTACTACAAGCCTAACTAAATTACTTATTATGATGTTGCTGTTGTTGAGTATGTAACTGCTACTGTATCACCAGCTGTAACTGCTTTAGATGTTGCAAAGTTACCTTCAGAATACAATGTACCTGCTGTTGAGCTTAATGTACTTACAGCACCAGAACCTGTTACCAAGAAACAACCATATACAGTACCACCAGCACCAGTAATAGTGTAAGTGATAGATGTTGCTGCTGAAGTTGTAACGTTAGAAGGTGTTGTACCAGATGAAGTAGCTGCTGAGAATACTGCTGTACCACGAACTCCTGAGCCACCTACTGTATAGTTAATAAACTCTGTCCATGTTTTAGATGTCATAGTATCAGCTGCAGCAAATGTAGTGCTGTTACCAATAAGACCTAAGAATGGGCCTACAGTTGTGTATGTGCCTGATGTTCTTAAAAGTGTATCAAGCATTAATTGTTTACCTACAGCAACAACTAAATTAGGAAATTCTTCTTCCCATTTAACATTACCGTCTTTATCCTTACATAATACATAGTAGTGACCTGCAACTCCCATGTCTTCTGCTGAGATGGCGTTTGTGTTTAATGCGATAGTAGCTGAGTCGCCAAAGCCGCCTGTTTCTTTAATCATATGTTTCTCCTTAATTAATTCTTAACACAGCAGTGGTGGATGTCGCTGCCGGAAATTGTATCGTAAATGAATTAGTGGCTATTTTTTCCCCACCAAAATTTAGTACTGCAACTGATGCATTTGTAGTGCTATTATATATCAAAGCTCCAGCTGTAGTAAAGTTTGCAGGATTCCATGTTACATTAGCGAACGTTACATAAGCCGTGTTATTACTAGTATCACTACCAATTGTAGGAGTTAGTGTTAATCCCCCTGCTATATAGCCTGTACCTGTAATTTCGTTATTTGTTGTATATGCTGTAGTCTCGCTATCAATCGTAGCCAATGCATTATACAAAGCTATTTTATATGTATAAGGTGAACCTGTAAAAAAGTTCTCTAAGCCTTTTAGTAAATTAAGCTTAAACGTTGTGGTCTGTGCTTGTCCTAAAATCATTGAACTGGGTACCTTACTTGTCCTGATCTATATGCATCTTGTCTATCTTTACCATCTGCAAGTTGTTTTAATAGAAGCATAGCTTCATCATATCTAGTTCTGTAGTTATCAAGTACATCTTTTTCACCCTTCATGTAGGTGTAAGCTTCTAATAAAGAGCCATATAAAAGAACTGAACTAAAGTTATTACCTAACCAAGTTTGACCACCTGCTACTGTAGTAATTGATTCAGGATAATAAAAATAATGTAGCTCAACGTTGTAGTTAGCATTAGGTGTAGGTCCTAATATAAATGCTGAATTATCAAACACTGCATAGTACTGAGGTACACCATAAAAGTCTGTATCTGTGTCAGGAAATGATTGTCTAATAAAGTTCACATCCTTATTTAAAAGATACGAGTATTCATTATCAGCATTAATTACAGCTAAGCTAAATGTAGCCAACCACCCAGTAGGTATAGCTAAATACTTATTACCAGATGTTGTAGTACCTGTTACATTTTTACGTAACGCTGGTAATTGAACTGTATTATAGATCCTCTGTTCAGCTTGAGTAATAAACGTATCTATTACAGTCGTCGTAAACTGATTCTCGGTATAGTCCTGTATTTGAGCTACTAATTCAGAATAGGTCATTTATTATGCCATTGGGCCTCTAGCTTTAGTGCCTTTAGTAGCTGCACCGCAACCACGAATTTGTGTTTCACCATGTCTATTAATTATATTAGAATTAGGATCGCCTGCACTAACACGTTGTCTACCTGTACTATGATTAAGTTGTTGCGCCTTTAGCTTGTTTGGATCTTGTGAAAGACCAATGTCCGCATTAGGTACATTTACCGGTTGTTTATATTCTGCCATGATTATTACCCCTTTTTCTGTGCTGCAACTTTAGCCATACCGCGACCCATAGTTTTCATGTCAATGTTCTTTTTACCGCCTTTAGAACCTGCATGCTTAGGACCTTTTTCGATACCGACTTTAGCGCCGTCATTACCTAAATTTTTACCTTTGGTTTTACCTTGTTTAGTAATACCGTCAGCTCCTGATTTATATGCCATGTTACTTCTCCTTAAGTTGTTGTTACTGTACCTACGTTACCTATTGCTACTAGATCATTAGGCGTTAATCCAGCATCGTTTGCTCTTGATCCACCTACAGGAGCCCAGCCCCATTGTATAGTTCTACTACCACCAAGTGGTACACCTGTTTCTGATTGTAGTGGTCCTGTTGCAACTACTGTTTGCAACCCATTTAAACCTGATTGAAAATAACTCGGACTATCAGGTCTCGGATTACGCACTGCTTGTGGGTCATTAACAGGATATAAACCAAGACTTAACTGTGGCTGATCCGGTTCCCAACATTCAGGACATACAAGTATATTAACATTTTTGGTCTTAATAACCAATCGTTTTAATTGCGATAGCTTATATCTAAAGTTGCAGCGATCACACTGGGCAATCGCATTTTTACCGCTTGAATATTTACTAGGCATTTAATTATCCGTGATAAAACATTTCACGAGGTACAAACCTTACACTTGCTTTTTCTCTATCTTCTTCAGCTGCTAACTGAAATGCTTGTTCGTATTCTTGTTTTAATAACATAATTCTATCTGGAGCTACGTTAGGTAACTTAATACTTAAATATGAAGCTAACCCAGCCACCATACAAGGAATAAATCTAAATGGTATATCTTCTACATTAACACCATTACCCGCATCTTGAATTCGTCTTAATCTATAGTATACGAACTGATAAAAACTACTTTGGTCTGGTGCTGGCCATACATTCACTGTAGGTAAGTTTTGTACGTAGACTCTATCGCCAATAGCATGAGGAGCAATCACTGTATTATTAACGGCTCTTATGCATCCTGTAATAGTATTACCACTGATACCACCATATTGGATTGTTTCTACACCAATCTTAATAAACCCAAACTGAGCTAAACCGACTGTGCTAGATAATGTAATAGTGTCATCTGCTGTTGTGTTTGTACTTGTTAAAGTCTCATTTAATAAAATATCTGTAGGGTTTTCTTGTCCTGACTGTCTATTAATCCATACTTGGATAGGACGTCCTGTAGCATTTTTATTAGGTATCGTAATATAGGTAGACTCACTAATACGGTTAATGTTTATGTCTTGTTGGTTTAATCCTGTCCCAGTACGCGTCACCATGTCAAGTAGATCAATCGTGTCTACAGGCAACGGATACATAATCTGACCTTGGTTTAATTGAATCTGACCAGGCTCTACAGTCCATAAGTTAATACCACGATTAGCCCACTCAATAGTCATTAAGTTTAAAGAGCGTCGTGCAGTACGTAAATCATATCCAGTACGTAGTTCTTGTCCGCATCGTTCAAATGCATCTTCAACTAGATTGTTTAAATCTAAATTAAAACTGGTTTCGCCTGAGGTTCTATCTACCATTATTTTACTCTTCTATAAGGTTTTACTTTTTGTTTAACAGATTTAGGTTGAGCTACAAATTGTTTTCCTTTAGCTTTCCCTACCCTTTTAGCTTTTGTCGTTGCCGCATATTCTTGAGGGCTTAATGCTTTTATTGCTTTTTCAGGTAAGTATCTTTCGCCTGTTTCACTAGACTTTTTACCTGACTTAGTTCTCCACTTTTGGTCGCCCCATGCTTTTAAAGAACGTTGTGGTTTAGCTAATGCACTCATTTATATCCGCCACCTGCAGCTTTATATTTCTTAGCAACAAGTTGAGCTTTACGAGCTGACCATTGACCAGCACCCGTACCATGAGTAGCCGCAGCTTTTACTTGAGATACAATACTTTTTCTAAGACTAGGCTTTGTGTAGTTACCTGCTTTATTTACTGTACCACCTTCTTTTTTACCAATACGCACAGAATCAATTTCTTGTTTAGCTAGTTTATCTATTGATTTAACTGAGCCACCTTTTTTAAACTGAGTAAAGTCTGTGTTGTCCCTTCGTGCTTTTACTTTACCCTTAGGCATAGTATTTTCTGTAGCACTAGGTATTTTAGTTTTCTTTATAGCACCCATACCGCGACTAGGTCTCATTATCTTCTCCTATTTAACATTGCAATACCACCTGGTGGAGGGGCATCTCGTCTATCATCTCGTCTTTGATTTCGTGCTTGTTGTTGTGCTTGTTGAGCCGCTTGTTGTGCAGCACGTTGGTCTCTAATATATTGATTTTGTGCAGTTTGAGCAGTATTATAACCACTTAAATAACCTGATGTATCTACTGGAGCCAATGCACTTTGAGACGGAGTAAAGCCCATCGGAGTAGCACCTTGTGCTGTTTCATATGGTAAGAAGAATGGGTTTTTATTTTCAGTAGCGTAGTTTGCAAGTTTGTTATAACTTAAATCTGTTTGGCCAGGTATTTGTTTATTCAACCCAAAATTAACGTATTGACCATACGGGTTAGGATTAGAATTATAAAATTGACCCATCGGGCTGTTTGGATTAACTAGGTTAATTGTTGGACCAATCCCGCCTGGAAGTTGAAATTTTGGTGCATTAATTGGAGACGCAGAATAAGCTTTGTTAAATGCTGCTAACGCTGTAGGGTCATTAGCCATTTGAGTTTGTATATCTTGATAAGCTTCGTACGGTGTGTAAGAACCTTGAGCACCTATTTTGTTAAAACCTTTATCCGGGCTGTCCATGCGGCGTTGATTTGGAAAATACTGCATTGAGTTACTACCTGCATTTATTTGGCCTAAAGCTGGTAATAGATTATAAACGCCTTTATCACCTGAAATAAAATAAGGATTAGCATTAAGTTTTGTATCGCCATATGAGTATGTATTTTTGCCGTAGTTAATGTTAGGTTGAGCATACGCTGGAGCACCGCCGCCACTACCTCCTCCGCCTCCGCCACCACCGTAATTACCTTGAAGCGCATTACCTGCAAGAGACGTAGCAAAACCCATAGGGCCGCCAGTTATACCACCTACAACTGGGCCTACGTAAGGGCCGATAACTGGAATTTGATTAGCAACACCACTAACAACTCCACCTACACCGCCTACTAAATCACCTACTGCGTTACCTACAGAACTTACTGCTCCACCCATAATAACTCCTTAAATAATACGCCCTTTTGTTTTACCTTTTGTAGCACAGCCATCAGCACGTTTAGAAGCTGAACCTACTAAACCACCTTTTTTCATGGTTGGGGTTCCCCTCATTGCAGTTTTTAGGGCTTCTATTTTGGGGTTAGCAACATTAGGTATTACTTGAGGTGCAACTGGCGCAACTGAAGGCTTAACTAAAGGTCCAGTTATTGGTTGTATGTTTTTTCTTGTAGGCTCAAATGGTTTACTTATACCCTTACGCATAGTAGCTACACGTTCTAAACTACCTAGTTCTTTTTTTGGTGTCATGATTAAACCATCCTTCCTTTTGTTTTACCACGTTGAGCACAACCATCTGCACGTTTAGAAGCTGAACCTACTGAACCACCTTTAGCATATTTTTTAACAGCGCCACCTTTTTTATAGTTAGACATCATTGCTTTTTCTTCTTCGGTTCTTTCACTATCTTTTTTAAATCTAACTGGATTATTCATAAGTTGATCAGGTAGTACTTTATCTTCTTTTTTCTTAGGTTCAGCTTTTTTAGCTGGTAATGGACCCATATCATTTTCAGATGAGCCTACAGTCCTTTCAAAATTTTTTCTTTTTTCTGCTTCAGTTAATTTAGCCATAATTAAATAATCCTTCCTTTGGTTTTACCTTTTTTCTCGATACCGCCGCCTTTAGCGTAGCAGCCACCTTTAGACATCTTAGTCATACCACCTTTTTTAAGTGCAGCTAAGTTTGACTTCTTACCACCATGAAGTTGTTTCTCATGCATGCCAATAGCTTTTTTAGCTGTCTTTTTATCTTGCGCCATATCTTTCTTGTCCATCATGCCGCCTTCTTTAAATTTCTTACCTTTATCTGCTTTCATAAATTCTTCTCCTATTGATTTTGATATACCAACTTTTTTAGCAAAGGCTGGGTTGTTAGCTACAGCTGCCATTAAATTATGTTGCTTTTTAGATTTACTTGGCACTTTGATTTCTCCATCTTACACATTTAAAACAATTACAATCTGCAAAGTAATGCCCTGGTTTTTTATAAATTTCTTCTTGCTTTGGTTCTATTTTATACGGAACTTCTTTTTTAATGTCTTCTTTTGCTTCTTCAATAATAGCTTCAACCATTGCTTCAGTTGCTTTATCTTCAGTTCTAATTGGTTCTTCAAGTTGTTTAACATCTTGTTTCCTTTTTTTAAATACTTTGTCTATAAGTGATTTCATATTATTTTCCTAGCCAATGAGTTACCATCCAGCTTACAACACCTGAAAAGAAAGTAGCAATTGCAATAAACACTTTCCAACCACCTTTAATTTCTTCTAGTGTCTTTTCAATGCCATCAAGACGTTTTTTTAATTGATCCATGTCTTCCATAATAGTATCTACATCAGATTGAATATGTTTAATTTCTATACCATGTTCTGCTAATTCGCGTTCGTTACTCATTTGCAATTCCACCTTTTTAAAGAAGCAGCCTTACGAGTAGGTCTACCTTTTTCATCTTTCATAGGACCAGGCATACCAGACATTCTAGCACAAAATGACTTCTTACGAGGTCCACCTTGTGGTTGAGGTGCCTTTAAATTTGAGCCTGTAGCTGCATTATATTTAGCACGACCTTTAGCGGTAAGACCTGCGCCTTTTGACACAGGGAGCTTCTCACCACGTCCGACTGCTAAGGATACACCTTTTTTAGCCATAGATAAGTGTAATACTTGCGCCACTAGGAACTGCAATATATACGCCTTCACTAGCTAAAATACCTTCGCCTGGCATAGTAAAAGTTACTACGTTATTTGAATTGTTTGGTAGAGCAAAGCGAAGAAGTTCTGTTCCAGTAGCTGTACCAGTCGTAGTATTATATAGAACAATATCGCCGCCTGCTGCGCCAGAACCTAAAATAATAAAGCCTCTAACTCTAGTTCTACGTGAAAGAACCTGGCCATTACCTGTGGTGTGTACGCTTCTAACGTCTGTTTGCATCATAATTAATCTCCTTTGTTTTAAATAAGGGGCCGAAGCCCCTCGTGATTAATTAACTAACAGCTGCGCTAAATGGTGTAGCTGGAGTACCAGAACCTACTAAAGATGCTTGTACTAAATAATAACCAGCTGCAATATCAGTTACTTGTACGTGTGAACCGATTAAACCACCTGTTGTTGTACCATTCATAGTGATTGTGTCAGAAGCTGGTAATGTGCCAAATACAGAAGCTGTAGTACCACCTACTGATGCAAAACCATTCATTACGTCTGTAGCGTTAGCAACTTGAATTACGTTGTTATTAGATGTAACTGATGTTGCAGTTTCGAATGTGTAAACAGCGTTTGAACCTGTAGCTGCTGGTAATGTAACTGTAACACCAGCTGCACGTGATAGATTGATTATTTGACCGTTAGAATCTGGAGTTACTGTTAATGTTGCTGCTGTAACTGTTGAAATACCATCTGTACCTGTAATAAAACCAGCAAGTGATCGGACTGGGCCGCTAAATGTTGTTATTGCCATAATATATTTTCCTTCATACAAAGTTAAGCTCATTAGTCTTGTATGCGTCTGCCGGGACAGTCTAATGAACCGGGTAACCCGGATTCCCAAATAATACCTGAATTGGCACTATTTGCAAGTATTATATCATGTGTTTACGTAGATAATCTATGGCTTTTTGAAGGGTTTCTATACTATCTTTAGCGTGTCCTAAACCTGAATTACATTGATGACATAAAAGATCTCTTAGTTTATTTGTTTTGTGACAATGATCTACATATAAAGGCTCTACTTTGCCTCGTCTTATATTATCATTTGCATCTTTACCGCATATTGCACATTTATAATCTTGACCAGCTAGCTTAGTTTCATATTCTTGGGGAGTTAAATTATATCGAAGTTTTAAATTAGATTTTCTACCAATAGCTTTTCGCCATTCTTTAGGCTTTGTTTTTTCATACTCAGCTATTTGGGCATTTCGTTTTTCTTTGTTTTCTTCATACCACTTTGCATGATATTTTTTATGATAGGCTTTACGTGTTGCTTCATCTTTAAACGGCATAGCGGCTCCTAAGTTCAAAGCATTATAGCACAAAAAAGGGGCCGAAGCCCCTTAATTTAATAACAGTCTGTTACTATGATCATTATCTGTTCATTACGTAAAGAGTCACTTCAAAGCCAAATCTCATTTCTGTAGCTGCTGGTTTAGTCCACATAGTATTTCTCCTTAAAATTTTATACACACCGTGTGTATAACTGCATATTACTCCAATGATTTGCCTGTGGAATACGTAAAATCATGAATTGCAGGCAAAGAAAAACCCCGCCGAAGCAGGGTTAATCCTAGTACATTTCCAAGTGTGCTATTAAGCAGCGCCTGGTGAACCCCACATACCGAGAGGATCAGACCAACCAAATGAGTAACGCTCACGAGCCTTGTAACGAACGTTGCCTGTATCAAAATCGCCATCCATAGATGTAGATAATGGTGTACGAACAAAGTGTTTCATGCCGTTAGGTACATCAGTTGTTAAGAAGTAAGCATCTGGATCTGTCAAGAAGTGGTTAATTGCGTAACCTTCTGGAATAGAACCATTGTTCTTAATCGCGTTGATGTCATTGTCAGCTGTAGAAACACGAAGTTCAGTTTCGAGCAAGCGAGTTGCAACGAATTGATTACCTGGTGGAACTACTAACTTACGAGGTTGAGCAGCAATTAAAAGACCACGCTCATCAGTCCATGCAGCGATTTGAATAACAGCGTTTTCTAGTGCTGTTTCGTTCAAGTCTGTTGCAGTTGTTTGCGTGTTGCTGTTTGTGCCACCTGAAACAAGTGGATGAGCTGTGTTAAATAATGAAACGCCATCACCGCCGTTGTAAGCACCAGAAGTGTTGAAGCCATTGTTTAATACTGAAGCTGCTTTAACTTGTTTTGTGTAAGCCATAGCGCGAGCTAAAGCCTTTGTGTAACGTGCTGATAATGTATCATACAAGTTATCTTCTACAGCTTCTTCAGTTAAGCTGAAGCCAAGAGCAATAGTTTGATGATTGTATCGAGCAGTCCAAGCTTCTTGAGCATTGTCATAAGCGATAGCTGTGCCTTCGTTTTTGACTGGTGCTGCTGAGAAACCTGAAAGTTTTGTTTCTTCTTCGAATGAACGTTCTGAAGTTTCTGTTTCGTATACTTCTTTGTGTTCTTCGCCGTAACGTTTATATTCTAAACCAAATAGCGCGTTTAGTCCTGGTAAGAGCTCTTTTAGGAGCTGTGCACGTGAAATAGCCATGTTATGTTCTCCTTAGTTAAGCTGATACGTAATTAACGCCGGTAAGGGCTGTTAACTGTGGGTTGTTAATTTTTACAAGTACTTCTGGATAAAGCACTGTAGAACCTGATAAATAAGCTGTATCTGGAACTACTGCAACTACTCTCCATGGTAATGTTGTTGCTGAACCAGCGCCGTTAGCAGGGATCACGCATGAAGCTTGTGAATTACCTGTTGTTGCTGAGCCAGTACCGTTTTGAATTTCAGCTAAGTTTGTACCAACAATAGTTGCATTAGCACCAACTACTACTGTAGGAGCACCTGAAACTGTTAATGTTACTTTGAATTCAGCTGATGCATCAACAACTACGTAAGCGATAGCATTAGTAACGCTAGTACCTGGGTAGTATTGAGCTTGAACTGTTTGGCCTGATGAGTTAGTGTATTGAAAACCTGTTGCAACGCCAATAATAGTACCTGTAGTTGTTGCTCCTGATAATTCAATTGTGCCGTTCTGTACGATTTTAACTGAAGAACCGTTGTAGATTGGAGTATTGTACGAAGCGCCGATTGGCATCTGTAAAGTTGCCCCCGCGTACGCAATACCGTCATAACGATTAACTGGTTCAAAACCGTAAGGCCTGTCAATGGTTGGATATGCCATTTTATTCTCCTTATAAGTTTATATTAATTACCTTTACCAAACGATGTTGTAGACTTCTTCTCTGAGAAAAGAGGCATACGTGGATCGTTTTGTTTCATGAAGCTGTTGTCAACTGCGTCGGCTTGCTGTTTTGATTGTGCAGCATAGTAAGCCTTACGTTGATCAACAAACTCTTGAGGGGTCTTGCAAAGTAATAATCCACCAATTTCAACACCGTCTTTGAAACGGGAATTTTGGTCGACCATTAACTTCATTTCAGGGTGGTCCGCTAATTTAACGGGTTCCCATCCTTCACGCATTTTGGAGGATACATTTAGATTATCAGCCTCGTTCATAACACTAGTACGAATCCAACGATAAGCCCAACCAGGTACCTTTTTAAACTCAGGTAGTAATGATGCAGGTTTCCAGCTATCTGCTCTTTGAAAATCATCTCTTGTATCTTGTTCACGATCTAATCTTTTATTATCCATTTGCGTTCTCCAATTTTAAAGTTTCTCTTGCATATTGTTCCGGTGTTAGACCAAATTTCTTGGCTAACGCTACTTGTGTCTTCGTCAATCGTACTTTTTTAGGCGCGGTACTACGCGTTGCCGGAGCAACTACAGTCGAAGGTTTTGTGCGCTGGGCGGGTGTTTCCTCGTCTAGCGTTGCATCCCCAAAGTATTCTGGGAATCGTTTCTGCATCGTACTATTAATACGACGGTAATATTCATCAGATGTAGGACTGATCCCACTTCTAACTAATTTCTCATGTAAGCCTAATGCAAGACTTGTCATTTCTTCATCTTTACCAAACCATTCGTTACTTTCTTGCCATTTTAAAGCTTTATCGTCTGGTTTATATGAAGGTTGTTCATTTTGTTGTATATATACAGGATTTTCGTTCTCTTGTAAAGTATTTTTAAATCTAGGCTCATATTGTCTAGCTTGTGATAGCCTAAACTGAGCATCATTCATTTTTTGTTGCGCTTCAATTATACTTTCAGTTTCACCTGTATCATATGCTTTACGGTAAGATTCTTTAGCTAAAGCAAGTTCACTTTCAAGTGCATTCTTAAGTGTCTCAATATATGTAGACTCGCCTGATTCTAGAGTAGTTTTAAGTATTTTATTTTGATCTGCAATTTGTTGAGCAAATCTAATAGCCTCTTGTCTTTCTCTATCAGCAGCTTCTTTAGCACGTCTTTCGTCATGCCAAACTTTTTTAAGCTGAGCCATACGTTGTTTAACACGTTCAGAATAATCTTCTAGTGTGTCATTTTCTAGCTCTTCAACTTTCTCTTTAGGTAAAGGTTCTTTGCCTCTATCAGCAGCTGGAATATCGTCTTCGATTTCAAGATCAATATCATCAGCCTTTGTTTCTACTTTAACCTCATTTTTTTCAGCTTTAACTGAAACTTCTTTTTCTTCAGCAGATTGAGCTGCTGGTATTTCGTCATCATCTGGATATTCAAATACAATATCGCCGTCTTTTACTTCAGCCATTTTATACCTCCTTATGCGCGAGTATAGCCGCGAGGATCTTGAACAACCCCCTCAACCGTATCGTCGTTAATAATGCGGAATTCTCTTCCGTGGATTTTAAATCTTGTACCTGCGTATGCACGTGTCAAAACAAAATCACCCTCTTTACACCATGGACCCGTAGGAAATCTTGATTCATCTTTATAAGCTAAATCACCTACTTTTACTACAAATAATACAACTGTAGAATGCTCTTCAATAGATCTAGTTTGTGCTGCTTTAGCTAAACCACTTTGATATGTATCTGAAGCATCGGGGATTGCACATAAAATCTTATACCCTTTTGGTTCAGGTAATTGCAAGCCTCTTTCTTCAATAGGTATATCTTCTGCTTCTACTTCTGTTATTGTTGGAATATTGATAGGTCGACCTGCTGCATCAACTATATCTTTATTCATTGTGAGTATGTCACTCATCGTCATATGTCTCCATTCTTTGTGCAAGGTCTTTAATGATACTTTCTGCGACGGATAGACCTCGTATATATCCAGTCATATTAGTGTACGAAGCAAAATCTTTCGCCGCTCCGTCTCCTAAATTTATTAATACTGTTTTGCGCTGATCCTCTATTCGAGACAGTAATAGCTCTAGCGTTTGATCCATTGATTACTCCTCAGTTGATTGTGATTCCTTCTTATTTTGCATTTCTCTTTGCATAGCTGCTTGTTCTTTTTGGTTTGCTAATTGTTCTTTAGCTTTTACGGATTCAATACCTAATCGAGTACCTTCCATAAGTTGTTTAGCATCCAATTCTTTTTCACTCATCACTACGTCAGCACCTAAGTTAGCTCCAGCAATACGTTCTTGTGATTCAATACGCATCTTATCAAGTGCAAGACGTTGTTGCTCAGCTTGGATATCAGCCATAGTTTTTTGTTGTTTAATCTGCAAATCTTGAGCTTTAAGTTGTAGCTCTTGTTGTTGCATTTGAATGATTGGATCTTGTTGCTGTTGTTGAGCTTGTTGTTGTTGAACTTCTGCAGCGGACTTAGCAGCAAGTTTCTTAGCAGCTTCAGCCATCACTTTAGATAATTCATATTCAACATCTTCTGGTAATGTTTCATCAGGTTTAGGTAGTGGAACACCTAATTGTTCTTCAAGTTGTTTTCTATATTCAAATGCTACGTGCTCATTAATATGCGCCATAGCTGCAGCTTGTATCATACCTGCTTGTGGATTCTGTCCTACCATTTGTTGGATCTTAGGATCTTGCATAGCCGTCATATGTACTTGGATATGTGCTTGATGATCTTGGTAGATAAATGCTTTAACAGGTTTACCATTAAGAATTGCCATATTTTCTGATACAGGATCTTTTGGTGTAAAGTCATCAGCAGCTGGTATAAGTTTTCCAATATTTTTAATACCAAGTACTTCTAACATTTGTTTATTAAGTTCTACTTGATCATAAATTTGTGGATTAGCTTGAGCCATTTGCATTACAGCTTGATACTGAACCACTTTTTGTGACATGGTTGCAGCATTAGGATCTGATACAGGGATAACATCTACATTATCATAGTCAGCTTGTTTAGCTCTACGGTCACCAATTTCAGGTTCATAACTATATTCTGATGGTGTGTAATCTCTAATAATACCTTTAAGTAATCTAAATTCTTGTCTCATCGCATAGTAAATACGAGATTGAATTG